TATGCCCGTGAGTCAGGTGCTGAGCCCAGCACCCGACGGTTAATAGGCCATTCATATGATCCAGTAAACGGACATCATATCGACCACGATAGCAGAACATCAGATGGTAGGCCCTTGTTTGATCACCTCCAGGAAAATAAAATGTGGGCGGACATTCGGCGACTGGCCAAGACCACGCCTGCTTTACAAGATGCCTTGGAACGTGTTATAATGATATACAAGTTGATCAAGGTAGAGAAATGAGACAAAATCTAAACCCTTACAATCCGGAACAATTTAAAAAACAATTTGAATCTACAGACATATGCCGTAATGTAGCCAAAGATTTTGATAATCTATGGTGGGATCAAAAAACTAAACTCATTGATAACGCCACCCCTAGACAATGGCTATCTACTCCCTTTAAGGGATTTTCCATGATACCATTCTATTATTTGCAACCATTGTTAGAAAAAAATCCAACTACAATATATGATTTGGGATGTGGGGCGAATCTGTTTAAAAAATATATTCCTAGCATCATTGGGATTGATAAAAGCAATGATGGTCAAAATTATCCTGACATAGAAGATCAAGTAACTCCTAGATATATTAAAACTCATCAAAATTATTTTGAATCAGTGTTTTCGATCAATGCCTTGCATTATAGACCAATCACAGAAATTCGATTGGTCTGCGAAGAATTTATCAGTATGGTAGCACCGGGCGGTCGAGGGTTTCTTTCTTTAAATCTTCAACGTATGATAGATCAAGAAACAAAACCAATTGTTAAATTAGAAAAAGATAGCAAAAAAATTTATAATCATTATGTGAGAAATCAACTACACAATTTGCCTTGCAAATATATAATATTTGATGTGAATTTAGATCCCTTAGATGAATGGCTGGATGGTAATGTTAGACTGGTAATTGAACGATGAGTGATAAACTAAACATTGCCAATGAGATGCGACAATTGGATCGCAAAAACAGAAACTTCTATCGCGAACTCACAGAAGAAGAACGCAAGAAGTTTTCAAACTATCTCATGATTCGTTGGGCGTCATGTGTGGAAGGCAGCCGGGAAATGCAAGAGTTCTATTTGATCTCCACCAACGAGAGACTAAACAAACACTTCTCTCCCAAGAAGAAAGAAACTGGTACAGGGGCAAGCAGTATCAAAAAGCAGTTGGCAGAGTTGTTTCCCACCTACAAAGAAGATGAAATAGCCATGCTAGCCTCAATGACCACAAAGAAAGAACTTGATCAGTACATCCGAGATCACGGCAACGACAAATGAAATACAAACAGTTGGTGGTAAATGGGTGCAGTTACATGCACAAATATGCTGCCGGTCTTGGACATGTTAATCTAAAAACTCAATTGGGCATTGACTCCGCACAAAGCATAGCCGTATCTGGCAGCTCCAACAGCAGAATTTTAAGAACAACTTTAAAACACAGTTATGCCACCACCGTGCCAACCTTTTATGTGTTGGGCATGACTTTTGTCAGCAGACTTGAACTGCCAATTTGCGAAGAAGAAACGTCTTTTGAAGGACGTTGGATCAATCCACAAAATCAAGAGTACAAATCAAGATGGCAACTGCATTGGACAGATCAAGACAGTGCGCAATTTGTAGAGATCAAATTAAAGAGTGAAGTATACAGTATTGTAGATCGTACTGAGGATTTGATGTATCGCATGTTGAGCACTGTAAACGATTTAAAAAGTCGTGGACACCAAGCATTGCTGTATCAACAAGCAGACAATCTTTATCACGAACATTTACATGATCCCAAACTAGCCTTGTTAAATTCATGCCCGGAAATTGTGCATGGATTCGAGTGGCGTGCCACTGCATATCAACAGCAGCAAGGCGTGCCTGGATCAAAATATCCACCTGGTTCGCTATATGTGCCACCAGATATGACACATCCGGAACAAGGTCATCACCATGTGCTGAACACATACTTGACAAACTACATCAATCAGCATAAAATATTACAATGAGTTATCAATGTGCTTTTTGTAAAAAAGAATTTGCAAGAGAGACCAGTATTGCAGTTCACATGTGCGAGCCCAAACGCCGCAGACAAGAACGATCAGAACGTGGTGTTGAACTGGGCTTTCAATCCTACTTGCGGTTCTATGAGATTGCACAAGGATCGGCTAGACTCAAAACATTTGACGACTTTGCAGACAGCCCTTACTACCGAGCATTTGTAAAGTTTGGCAGATACTGTGTGGGCACACGTGCCATCAATCCCAGACAGTTTACAGAGTGGTTGCTGAAACACAACAAAAAGATTGACAACTGGGGATCGGATAAAATTTATACTGAGTATTTGTTGGACTATTTGAAAGTAGAAGCAGTGGCAGATGCCTTGGCACGAGCAGTGGAGTTTGGTATAGACTGGAGTGAAAAACACTCAGCACCCCCACATGATTGTTTGCGTTATGGCAGCACACATGCCATGTGCTATGCTGTCACAACAGGACGCATCAGTCCTTGGGTGATTTATAATTGTGAGTCAGGACAAAAGTTCCTAGGTGAACTCACAGCCGACCAAGTGGCCATGATATGGCCTTACATAGACTCAGACATATGGCAAAAGAAGTTTGCAGACTATGCCGCAGACGCAGAATACGCAAAACTAATATTGAAACAAGCAGGATGGTAATATGAATACAAGTATATACAGCACAGCACCATACATTACAGTAGATAGTTCTTCTGCTGTCCCTTATATCAGTCCTAGCACTCCTAGTGCAGGTCTAGTTCGATATTACGGCAATGAGATGCAAGTGTATGATGGTGCAGCATGGTTGACGGTGAAAAGTTCAGTCAACATTGCTCTAACAGGCGTTGCAGTTGAGGCCATTGGGTGGGCACATAAAAAGATGGAAGAAGAAAAGGAAGCACGTGCCATGGCTGAACAGTATCCTGCTGTGGCAGATGCCTTGAATGCGGTATGGGAATCTGAACAACAATTAAAAACCATTGTGGCATTGTGTAGAACATGAGTGCAGACATTGATATTGACGTTCCAGATCGAAGTAAGATACTAGAACTGATCCAGCACACACCTGCCAGACAGGTAGTGGACGGTCGGCCACGACGACACAATTCTGGCATTTATATTACGGATATACCACGAGATACCGAACACGGCTGTGCTGCCATTGATTATGAGTCAGCAGAACAGCGTGGCTATTTCAAAATTGACTTGTTGAACATGAGTGTATATCAGTTGATCCAAGATCCTGCACACTACGAAGCCATGTTGTCAGCAACACCTCCATGGTCAAGACTATGGACAGACAGACCCTGGGCCTCTCAGTTAGTCCATGTAGGAAATTACGTGGATTTGTTGGCAGCAATGCAGCCCGACTCGATACCCAGGATGGCTGCTTTTATCAGTATAATTAGACCGGGCAAGGCTCATTTGCAACGTCGGCTGTGGGATGAAGTGTTTGCGTCAGTGTGGGATGGGGATGAATCGCGTGGGTATACTTTTAAAAAGTCACACGCTGTGAGCTATGCAGCCTTGGTGGCCTTGCACATGAACTTACTCAATACGACGAACTAGTGTAATTGATTTGCGTTTGCTCTTTTTGCGAGCAATGTCTATCAAACTGCACACAGGGCCATGCAAGATCTCAAGATCTTTGTTGCTGAATGTGCGCAGAGTAAAACGGAATCGATCCCAGTCTCCACGCAGGAATATATTGATGGGTATGCTCCTATTGCTTTCCCACCACCAACTGTTGGCCAATTCCAAGAATTCCAACTTGTCTTGTTGCGTGAGCACAGCACCAAAGTCGTAGATGGTTGTAACAGCATCGTCTCTGTTTTGAACTATTCCAATATACTCGTTGCTGGCGTACACGCACAGCGTTATAAAGGGATATTTTTCCGCCAGTTTTTCAAAGATGTTATTACCCATAAATACGTTTTGAGGATCCTATGTATTCAACCACCATTTACTTATATCAACAAATCATTCGGGTATTATTGATTGACACCAGTGGTGGATACTTTACTGCGAGGTATGACCCAGTGTATGCAAAAACTTTAACCGTTAACAAAGGCGTGGACAATGTCTTGTTGTTTGAATTCATCAACCAAGACCAAAAGCCTGTGAATATCACAGGCAGCACGTTCCGCTTTAGACTGCTGAACCAAACTGGTGATGAATTATTGATTGAAAAAGACATGACAGTACTTAGTGCCACACTGGGACGGGTCAAAGTTGTGCTGGACACAGCAGATACCATCAACATCCTAGCACAACCCGGCAGTTACAGCATTGAACGCACACAAGGCAACTATGTACAAGCAGCGTTTACAGATGATAATGCCGGCGCTAGAGCCGACTGCAACATTGTGGATAGTGTGTTGCCCGAGTTTGTGGCCAGTCAACCTGTGACCATTCCCACAATCAACGGCAAAAACTCATGGCCACAGGCAGGTCCAAGTTCGTGGCCAGACTGGGCTCTGAATCCACAACCATTGAGTAGAAATTATCTAACTGAATACTATTCAAGTCATATTGACACCACCGGTGCTAGTTTGACCACAATCAAGTATGATCTAGTGCATTACACTGGCACACTCAAAGTACAGGCAGCGCAAGACTATGAAGCTGTTTGGGTAGATGTCTCAGAAAGCCGCGAGTATTTTGACGAGACTGGAACCTTTCACATCAATGTTGTGGGGTTCCATCCCTTATTACGATTGGCCATCAACAACAGTCAAGGTTATGGTGCAAGCGCAACTGCCACAGTGGTTGATGGCGTTGTGACCGGTATATCAGTTACTAATGCTGGATCAGGTTACATGGCTGCACCATGCGTTCAGTTACTGGGCAACGGTGCCGGGGCAACTGCCATTGGTGCACCATTCACAGGTCCAAGTGGCATTGGTGCGATCACAGTGACCAATGGTGGCGCAGGTTATTTGCCATTGAACTTTGGCGGCACTGAAAATCAGGCAGTCACAGTGTTGATCACAACCGGCTACGTTACCAATATCTTTTATCGTTAACTGTTGCTCTGCAACACAAATCCTGCTATACTGTATAGATGCTTGACATCCTTCCTTATCTGCCTGCAAAAAAGAAACAAACGCCTTCGGGTTGGTTGAGTTTCAATGCAGTGTGTTGTCAACACACAGGAGGCACACAGGATCGAAGAGGACGTGGCGGACTCAAAGCCAGTGAAGCGGGCTGGAGTTATCACTGTTTCAACTGCTCATACACAGCCAGTTTTATC